GCAAGCGTCACAAGCGCTTCATGCTTGGCTGGCGCTTCGGGCGGTTGATTGGGGAGTAGCTTGAGCATGGCTTGGTGCCTCATGTCGGGTTGCGATGGGATGAACCTATGCCTTGCTGGCGCGGCTGTCAATCATAAAATAAATGCGCGATGCTTTTTTTTATGATTGACAAGCCCCGCGCCATGCGCTTAGGGTTTTGGCTATGACAGTCTCAGACCTGATCGAGCAGGCGGGTGGCACGCGAAAACTAGCGGAAACGCTAGGCTGTCGCCCGAATGCCGTTTGTAATTGGCGTTATCAAGGCGTCCCGTATAAGCACCACGCTCGGCTGCGCGCCATGCTGCGCCGCCGCATTGAGCGCCAGGCGCTAGCCGAGGCGCTGGAATGGAGGCCAAGTAAATGAGCGGTTCTTCACCTTGGAATGACGAGCGCGACGCGGAGCTTACCATTGATTGGGACGCGGGATTTACAACCGCCGAAATCGGTCGCCGCATGGGCATCAGCAAGAATAGCGTGATAGGCCGGGCGCATCGCTTGCGCTTGCCTTCGCGCGGGTCGCCAATCAATCTTGCCGCGTCTAATTCTTGGACTGCGGAAGATGATGCGACATTGCGAGCCATCTATGGCGGGTTTCTGACCGTTGCACAGATCGGCGCCCGCATGGGCCGCAGCACACCTGCCATTTCATACCGCGCGAAGTTCCTTGGCTTGGTAGCCGGGCGCCGCGCGAAACAGACAAGGCCGCGCGCATCTTCCCCAGCGCGGCCTTTGGCGGGTCGGGATGCTTTTTTCCCTGGGCAATCCCGGCCCGCCATCCCCTCCGGCGTTACTTCCTCCGCCGTTGAGCGCCGGGGTTCCTCCCTCCCGGTTGAAAACTTGCCCGGCGCGGTTGCCGAAACGCCGCCGCGTCGGGTCTTTTTGGGGACGCAATGCAAATTTCCGCTTCACGGCGATGATCGGCCTGTTGTGCCGCGCTTCTGCGCCGAACCAGTGCGCGATAATGCCAAGGGCTGCGCTTCGCCATATTGCGCCGCGCATTATGCCGAGTGTTACGTTACGCCGGGCAAATACCCGACCAATCCGCCACCTGCGACCTGGCTGAAAAATCGCGGCATGGTTTAGGCGCGCGGGTGATGAACATGCAAAACAAAATGGAGGACGAAACATGCCGTTAGATACGGCTTACGCTGAGTTTCTGGCAGGAAAGCGACCTGCCGCTAATGCTGTCGGCCTTGATAAAGTGCCTGACTTGCATTGTGACCTGATGCCTCACCAGCGCGATTGCGTAGCCTTTGGATTACGCCAAGGGCGCTTTGGCTTATTTCTTGATACCGGCCTTGGCAAGACGTTCTCACAACTTGAATGGGCACGTCATTCGCTTGAGGCAAGCAACGGCAAGGCCTTAATCCTGGCGCCTTTGGCGGTTGCTGCGCAGATCGTGCGCGAAGGCAAGACGCGCGGTTATGAGGTGCAGCAAATACGCGACCAAACCGAGGCGCGCGAAGGCATTAACGTGTGTAACTATGACCGACTTAATCGCCTGGACTTTGACGCTTTTGGCGCCGTTTCTTTGGACGAGTCTAGCATCCTGAAAAGCTTCACCGGCAAGACAACGCGCGCTTTGATTGGCGCCTTCCGCGATCATCGCTTCCGGTGCGCCGCGACAGCTACGCCAGCGCCGAATGATCACATGGAACTTGGACAGCATTCTGACTTTCTAGGCGTTATGCGGTCCAATGAAATGTTAATGCGCTGGTTTATTGCAGATCAGACAGAGATGGGCCGCTATCGTTTGAAGGGCCACGCCGAGGCGTCCTTTTGGGATTGGATGGCCAGCTGGTGCCGCATGGCGGAAACGCCGGCAGATTTTGGTTATGACGCCAGCGCTTACAACCTGCCCCCTTTGAACGTGCATCGCCATAGAGCTGCAGGCGACATTCGCGCGCCGGGTGGGCTTTTGTTCGCTGGCGATCTTAGCGCGACCACGCTGCACGAAACCAAGCGCCGGACCGCAAATGCCCGCGCGAAGGCGATTGCGGCGCTGATGCCGAAAGGTGAAGCGTGCGTAGTGTGGTGCGATACCGATTACGAAGCTGATGCCATCCGGGCGGAAATACCAGAAATTAAGGAAGTGCGGGGGTCGCATCCGATTGAGCGCAAGGAAGAAACGCTTGAGGCGTTTGCATCCGGCCAGGTGCAATGGTTGCTTACCAAGCCTTCCGTCGCAGGCTTTGGCATGAATTGGCAGCATTGCGCCACGATAATCTTTGCCGGGAGATCATTTTCCTATGAGGCATGGTATCAAGCCGTGCGCCGTTCCTGGCGCTTTGGGCAGAAGCGCCCGGTGGAATGTCATTTGATTGTGGCCGAGGGCGAAGATCAGATTGGCCGCGTGATTGACCGTAAAGGCGGCGATCACAAGAAGATGAAACAGGCAATGTCAGCCGCCATGCGCCGCGCAATGGCGCGGGATGCTGGCGTGCGGGTTCCATATCAACCAATGCATAAGGGGGAGTTTGCATCATGGATTTCGTGAGTTTGGGCAGCAATCGTGGCGATACATGGCAAGCCATTCATGGAGATTGTGTGGATGTTGTAAGGCAGGTGCCTGACGATTCCATCGGCTTCAGCGTTTATTCGCCGCCGTTCTCTGGGCTTTACATTTATAACGACAGCGAATCGGATATGGGCAACTGCGCCAATGACGCAGAGTTTGCGCTTCAATATCGGTTTTTGGTGCGGGAATTGTTCCGCGTCACTAAGCCGGGCCGATTAGTAGCGGTGCATTGCAAGGACTTGGTCTATTACAGAACGCAAACAGGCCATGACGCGGGCTTGCGCGATTTTCCTGGTTTACTTGTGAAAGAGCATACTGACGCCGGGTTTTCGTTTCACTCGCGCGTCACGATTTGGCGCTGCCCAGTGCGGGAAATGACCAAGACGAAGGCGCACGGCTTACTTTATAAACAGATCCGAGGCGATAGCACTTTCAGCCGGCAGGGCCTTCCTGAGTATCTGATGGTGTTTCGGAAATGGGCGCGCGAAGGTGAGGAGGTTTCGCCGGTCACGCATACTCATGAGAGTTTCCCGCTCGATCAATGGCAGGAATGGGCATCGCCGGTTTGGATGCACACGCGCGAGACTGACGTTTTGAACGCTACGCGTGATCCGAAAGACGAAAAGCATATTTGCCCGATGCCTCTGGACTTAACCACGCGGGCTATCACGCTGTGGAGCAATCCCGGCGATACGGTTCTAAGCCCGTTTATGGGCATCGGCAGCGAGGGCTTTTGCGCCATGAAGTTAAAGCGAAAGTTTCTCGGCGTTGAATTGAAAGACAGCTATTTTCGCCAAGCCTGCCGCAATATAGACGCGGCAGAGAAATCGGCAGGAAGTCTTTTTGATTACGAGTCCGCATGACCCTGATCGTCCTGACCTTCATGATCTGCGCCAGTGACGGCACCCAATGCGATCAGGGCTATCAAGCGCATCGCAGCTGCGTCACGGCGCAGGCGTATGTGCGGGCGGGGCTGCATCCGTCGCTAATGATTAAGGATATTGTTTGCACTGTGGAGGAGAAGAAATGATGGATTTACTTGAGGCGATGAAGGTCGCAATTGCCCTTGCGCTGATGGGTGGCGGAGTGCTTTGCGGCGTTTGGGGTGCGGCGTTATTGATGACGTGGCTGCAAAGGGCGATGGGGCTATGACCCGCGCCATACCGCAACGCGCCCGCAAGCTGACCGATGCCGACGTGAGGGAAATTCGCATCAATCCAATCGCGGCGCCGGTGCTGGCCAATCACTATGGCGTGACGGAAAAGGTAATTCGGTGCATCCGCAAGGGTGACAGTTATAAGCATGTGAGGGATGAACCATGACCCGCGCCACGCCAGAGCGTGTTATCCAGATCGCCATTAAGCGCCGCTTGGCCCTGTCTGGCGTGGTTTGCTGCGCTTCGCAAAATGCCGAAAAGCGCAGCGCAATCCGTGGTAGGCTCCTTAAGCAGGAAGG